TGCTTGGCAGTGTCGAACATATCGTAAATAATGCCCTCTGCCATCGCCCACAGTCCCAGAATATACCGGCGATAAAATACACCGGTGTACATGCTGCGGTACCGTTCTTTAATTTTCTCCGACAAGCTCAGGTTATCATCCATCGTAAAATGCAAATACAACAAATGCTTTTCTTCTCGCTTATCAATCCATCCGGTCTTGAACCAGTGGTATGGTCCGTCCGGGTTACAGTTGAACCAGTACTTAGAACCATCAACAGAGCATCGCCCGGTTGCCTGGTTCACAAAACTTTCCGGCATCAGTGCAACTTCATCAAAAAAGACCCCAGCCAAGGTAATACCCTGAATGA